TTATCTTGCGAAACTTTAGGGTTTGGTTGAACTGCGGGCTGAGGAGCGTTTTGTTGCTTGAGGCCAGCTTTATGTTGTTCTTTTTGCATTTTCTGTTGCTCTTCAGATAAAATTGGTTGAGAAACGCTTAATGGAGTATAGAAACCCTTTTCTCTGTTTTCTACAAACTTTTCTTGAGCAGCCTCTAAGTCTTGAGGGTTTGGATATATACCTTGCTTGAGCGCGGTCATTCCCTGTTCAGGAGTAATAATACCCATCTCGATAAGTCTTGATGTGACCCTCTGAAGTTGAACTTCATCTTTAATATCAATTTCGACGAACTTGGGTTTTGGGAAGTTTTTAAAACCCATCATTTTGCAAACTTCTTTTATTTGAGGCTCCATAATATCATTTAGAAATGTATTTCTCGCTTCCTTCAGTCTTTCCAAAAATATTTGAGCTTTTACTTGGGTGCTTGAGTAATTCTCTTTTCCTACAATAATGTTTTGTAAGCCTTCCTTTATATCTTCGTTTACGATTTGATATTTAGTCGGCCCTAGTACTTTATTTAAGTCAGGTATAACAAACTCAGCTTTAGTTGTATAATCAGCTATTAATGCCCTTCCTATGCTTTCGTTCTGAAACAGGCTTTGCATCGCTTTAAGGTTGTTAGGGTTTACTCCTCCTTTGTCTGGAGTGTTACCCATTGTTACTAGTAATATAACATTCTCTATTGTTTTTGTTATGGCTTGGTCTACTTTTTTCAGCTCCATCTTCCAATTTATGTCATCTAAAACTGGAAATCCAAATGGTATAGCGAAGGGCTCGTAGTCCTGTTTTTTGTAAAAGGAAAATAAAAGTTTTTTTGGGTCTAAGCTGACCATTACGCCTTCTTGCATGAATTGATTCTTTTGAATATTCTCTTTTGCTTCTGGAGGCATAGCATCAAATACCTCTTTGTCATATTCTGTTTGCGGCTTTTTTAACTTTTCAATATCATACTCACTGAGAAGTTTTTTGTATACGCCATTTTCCTGATTAAAGCTAAGAGCTCTGTCAGCTACAAAATCGTAAGGATTTAAGAAAATATAGCGAACTGGGATTTTTCGCGCAGCTACGCTTTGATATTTAGATCCATAAACTTGATTAAGTTTCACCAAATCTTCAGCGCTAAACTTTCCATCCAGTTTGTACATAAAAACATTGCCTGACCTGTAATACTCTCTGAAATATTGATCCTTGAGTTTCCATACCTGAATCTTTTGCATCCATTTTTCTATAAAGGACCTGACCTTCTCAGAGCCTCCTTCTAGGTATAAATCTGAATTTGAAAATTCAGCCATAACGTCGATGGCGTTCCTAAAAATAGGTACATTTGCGTAAGCCTTTTGGCAAAGTAGGATCGAATCTCTTGGGCTAATATACTCTTTACTGTAAGAATAAGGTAGTGCGGACTCTCCGATATTTTTGTATTTGTCGGGTTTCTTTGCGGTTGCTGTATAGTTCTTTCTTCCTCTGGTGTTATCGGACTGCTCTATTTGTCCAACATTTCTAATTGGCGAAGAGGCTTGAGTATAATAAGCTTCTCCAGCTGTCGCAGGAATTACTTCCTTATTTTTGTTTTCAAGAATGCTCTCGATGTTAGCGCTACTTTGGTCGAACTTATTCCAGTACTCTGATTTTTTAGTATATTTTCTAGGCATAAATTATCTTACACCAAAGTTGACAAAAGTCTACTTTAAAAGTTAAAAGTTAACTTTAGAATTAAATCATGATCGGCGTAAACGTATAGTCGATCTGGGATTTTTCTACATGCATAAAGTCATAATATGTCTTTATCATCCAGTTGCCTAGTACAAGAGCTGAATAAGAGTCTTTTCTCGTTTTGTTTGGGCCTGATTGTCTTTTCAGGTTATTCGGTAAGCCAAAAGTTTGAGATCCCTGAGGTGAAGAAGAAACTTGAATCAATGCGCATTGATTTTTTGTATAGTTAACCATGTCGTACTGATGATCAAGGAAGTCAATAATTTTACCAGTTCCTGAATTTTTTAGTATCTCTTTCTGGTTCGGCATAAATATTAAGCTGTCGATAGGTATCTGCTTCTTGATTTGTTTATGGTAGCTTTCATCTAAAGGCCTGGCGCCGAATGCTATACGTTTGTGATCGAAATTAGCTTGTAGTAATTCATTAGCTTTCCTGATCCAGTCTGAGCTAGGCTTCCTTAATACGCAAATTCTTTTTTCTTTTAAATTGTATTGATTTCTTGCGTCCAGTAAACCTTCTTGATAATTTTCTGTACTATCAAAATCAGCATTAATCTCTTGTATTTTTATGTTGCTTTTATTGAATTGTTCACTAGCGTTAGCGGCTTGCATGAATTGCACACCTCCTCCATAGTCTCCAACTATAGCTACAATATTAAAATGAGTAAGCAAGTAATGAAAGTAATTGATATGATCTTGCATCTTTAAACCAGGCACAGCATAGCTATGAATTAATGTGCCGGTTCTTGTATTATCATTCAATTTAAATAATTGAATAGCGAAGTCATCAGAACTCTCCGATTCTGCCCAACTAGGGTCAAAGGCAAGCAAGTATTTAGAGTCTCTATCTCCGGCTATTTCCAGGCTAGGATCTTCACCGTCTTTTACAGTACAGGCAGCCATTGTAGAAGTTTTAAAATACCCACTACTATCATCAGTAAAAATAGCGTTAAACTCACGGTCAAACTGAGATTGGCTCATGGTTTGTTTTGATTGATTAATCAAATTTTGGTCATACAAAGCTTTAGGAGCTACATCATAACTAAAATGCATAATTACTCTTTTAGAAGTATCTTTCTGCGCTTCAGGTATACCATTAAGTATTAAATCTTCAAAAGTTTCATATACTTTATATAAATATTCAAATTTATAACTTGCTGAAGATAAGGCTATTAATTTATTGTTAGGCCACTGATATCTATCTTCTTCTTTCATTTTACCCTGAGCTATCATTTGATCTTCAAGTTTCCTGACCTTTTCTCTTTCTGTTGGGTTCTGAACAACACTTAAGAATGGAAGGATAACTTCATTATATACATGCTCTGGCATTAAAAGAAACTCGTCAATAATAATTCTATGAAACCTAAAACCACGAAGCTTCGATCCGTCTCCTAGGGGTAAAGCAATTATTTTAGACTCTCCAATTTCTAAAGTCCATTGATCGTTTTTCTTTGATTTTTTTGTGATACATTGCCCCAAGAATGCAGCTTCTGGCTTTCTAGCTATATCCTCGATTTTTTCAAATATCATCTTTGATTGCCTGAATGTAGCCGCCAATATACCTATTTGTACTCCTTGGTTGAATATAGCGTCAAGGAATGCATATATAGCGGTACTAAAAGACTTGGACATGCCCCGACTCCATATACCTAAAAAGTAGTCTGTTTCTAGCATTGATTTAATCGCTAAATGTTGAAATGGGAATAAGTCAACGCCGCCGATTAAGTTGGTAGTAAAGGTTATGTTTTCTCGGAGAAAATTGTGTAGATGATATTTGGCATCTTGCTCGTCAAGATGCCCCTTAACCTTCAAAAGCTCTTGATTAATGTCCGGCTTGTTGGACTTTATTGTAAATTTACCTTCTTCCCAAGTCATGTTCGTCTATAAAGTATTGTAAGTCAACATCCCATAATTTCTTCCCAAAAACTAAAAGTTTCGGAATTATCGCTTCGGATCTTTTTCGAGCATGAGCTACGTAAGACTCATACGCTGGCTCGAATACATTTTTTTTAATAATCCATAATTTTTTATTTATTTTTTCTAATTTATCTCGCTTGCCGGCGGCATAAAGAGATTTAGAGTAATTATAAACTTTATTATAATCAGAATAAAATTCATTATCTAATGTATTAAATAATTGTGTTTCCGGGTTGCCGGTAAATATAAATTGGCAGCGGCGCGGGAACTTGTGCGACAAAACCCTCATGTTATGCCAAATAAATGATAGGTTAGCTGGCTTAGGAATTAAATTGTTATTTTTTATGATTGACTGCACCGAGCCTTCGACCACGATAAATATAAATGCATCAAAATCTTTGGCCCTCTCAAGCTCTCTCGTAAAACGATCAAATCCCGAAGTCATTGTGCTTCGAAAATCGCTTTCATCCTTTCGGTCTACATAAGTATAATTGTAATGAGGGGAGCCTACAGCATAATCTCCAAAGTCTAACTTCAGTGATGCAGAATTAGGAAACTCCAGAGGCTTACGCTCTCTAGTATCAATTAATATTTTAATATTTTCTAATTCTTTATTTTTATCAAAAAAGCCACTAAATAATTTTTTATTATATAAAGGTTCTATATTTAATTCATTACAAGCAGTAGAATATGAACCAAAAAACTTTTTATATATATTAATTGTTGGTAATTCATTTAAAGACAATTCTAAATAGGAAGGGGCATACTTGAGCTCCTTGCCCTCTATACGAGCTTTTAACTGGTTCAGCATGACAGACTTCACTTCATCAGTAGAAGCGCCTTCTGACCACGCCAGGAAGTTTTCTAGTGTGGCAAAGTCACGAGAGAAATAATCAGTAAAATCCTTAAAAGGTAAAAGCTCTCCAGTATATTTATCTTTCCTTGGGAATATTTGGGTATAATATTCAGGCACAGAAAGCTTGTGCGTCCTAGAAAGATGCACATGTAGACCTTTTTTATTTTTAAAGGCTTTTTGACAGATCTTGCATGTTTCAGCCACGTCGATCTGGAAGTAAAGCAAAAATTATTCTGTTTTCTTTTCTTGCGCTTCTAAGAGTTTGTTTAAAGCGTCATTCTTCTCTTCGTCAGACATTTCTTTAAATTTTTCCTCAGACATGCGTAGCGCATGAATTTTGCAGGCTTCTACAATGACGTTAATATTAAATGCATTTAAAAAGCCATTAGCTAAGGCTTCTTTAATTTTTTGTTCTTGTTCTTTATTCATAATTTAAAATTTATTTTTCCTTAGTTAAGTCACTTATTCGCTGGTTCCTTGGTCTTTTTTATTTTAGTAGTTGAAGTTTTTTCGCCCCCAACATTTTCTTCAACTATATTATTTTTATTTATTATTTGTTTTAGTGCTTTAATTATAATTCTATCTTTTTCATGCACAGGTTCAAAGTTGTCTTCATTTTCAAATATTTCTTCTATTTGAGCGTATTCATAATCTCCTATAAGTAATTCTATTTTTTTCATAATGTTGGTTGTTATACTGAGTCGTGTTTTGATATTCCTAAGATTCTTGCTTTCCAGCTATCCATATTATCAAGACGTTCCACCTCTTCTTCAACTAATTTTTTCTGCATCTCTGCCAATTCGATCATTCGACGTCGTTCTGATTCGGCTTGAAAGCTCTTAACTAAGGATAGGATGGTGGCATTATCTTTCTGTCTATTTTTTAATCTTTCTGAACGGTCACCATTTAATTTTTTAATTAATGACTCCATTCTCTTTTCACATTTATCATATTCATCTGTCTTAGACTTTAATACTTCAGCTAGTCTTACTGTCATATCTTGTTGGTCTTCGACTTCATTAAACATGGTGTTTAGTTTCTCAATGTGAGAGGAAATATTCTTAAGGTTGATGTAATCTACGCATACGTTTATATAAAGGTTGATTTCGTCACTAGTAAGATCAGGCTTATCCCAAGTTGCGCGAACAAATTCAGCCTCGAATAATTCACGATCTTTCATGCTATTGTAATTACTAATAACTTGTATAAATCTAGGCGCTGCCAAATTCCTCATTAATGATTCTACGCATTCTATGTCATCATGAGTGAGTTTTTCTTCCTCCATCTCTTGCAGAGTGAATGTGTTTATCTTTTTAAGTCCAGTGCTGAAGACTTTTGGTGGGTTGTATGTTTTATTTAAAGCGGTTTCAGTTTCATGAACATATGCAGGCTCATACTCTCTTAAAAAGTCTACAATAGTCATGTGCTCTTTACAGAACCTTTTAATTGGTAAGTCAGGGAAAAGTATCTCAGCTATCTGAAATGCGCTTAATCCATTCTGAGCTTGCGCTTTGATAAATTCTATCTGTTGCTCATTTAATTCAATATCTGGAACTTTTTCTCTTAAGGTTGTTTTATATTCTAAGTTCTCTTTGGCTAGGAATTCTCTGACTGCCCTACCTTCTTTACTTCTTCCGTCGATTTCTGGATTATCAAACACTAACCTAGTTAAATCTAATAAATTGGGGTTTTCTTTAAAGTTATCCCTGATAATTTGTTTTTGTTCGTCAGATAGTTTCATTTGTGTCATCTAAAAAGGCTATTCCTTTATTTTTTAATATTCTTGCAGCTTTATCTTTTAAAGTTTTTTTTAAATTTTTAATTTGTTTGTATCCTGCTTTTCTGCCTACCTCTGTACTCTTAAAACCCATTTTATCTGCCACCTCTTCATCTGTTAAGTTTTCTATAAATAATAAATTAAAAGCTTGAAATTGTCTAGAATTTAATTCTTTTTTGAGTTCTCCTATTAATCTTTTTGTGGCGGATTGTAAGTCCATACCTAGGTAGCCTTCGGGGCTTGAGTCTACCTCATGAATATGATGCTCTAGGGAAAGCGTAATCTTAACATTAAAAGCATGCTTTTTGGATTGCTCCCATTTTTTATAGAGCGGACAAGTTCTGTCTTGTTCACCTGACTCTGTAAAACTGCATAAATGATATTCCGCGTCAGAATTAAATGGGCAATTCAAGCATGGTCTTGCGTAGTTACTATAATGATTGCGCAAGATGTTTTTCATTTGATTAGCTATGATTTTATTTAACCATGGCTTTATTGGTCTAGATTGATCCCACTGATCCCATTTTTTGTGAATATGTGCCCGAATTATTTGGCAAACATCGTCAAAATCTACCCAGGACACAGAAGTTAGGAACCAATTCTTGCTCCTCTTTTTAAGTTCTTGATCTATAACTTCAGAGAAATCTTCATAGAATTGAGGTTTACTTTTTTCTTCTTTGTCGTCTTTTTGGCTTGTCTTGCTTTGGCTCTTCTTGGGCATCTCCTAGTATTTCTCCAAATTTGTAAGTTGGGTGTCCTGACGATGTATAATCACATTCAAACGATGCGATATTAGGGATATAATCTATATCTGTTTCGTCATCGTTAAGATGTGGTTTTTTACGTTTAGCTTCCATTTGTTCTCTTATTGAGAGGTTTCTTGGATTAGCTTTTTTTGGAATACTAGGTTCTGTTTCTTTTTTAGCGGAGGCACCCATGGGAGTTCCGCAAGAAGAGCAAAATTTAGGTTTAGAACCAGAGTATACCATCTTGTGGCCGCATTCTGTACAAAATATTGTCTGCATAATTTATTATAATAATAAACGGCAAACTTAAAAAGTCTATTTTAATCTAAACCAAATATCCAGATATTACACGTGCCTGGCGCCGCATAAACTCATTAGTCTCGTTACTGAAAGCTTCTTTTTGCTCTTTTGAGCAGAAACCAATTTTTGAATCTTTAGCGCATTCTTTTATGTAGTCAACTCCTAGTATACCTATAACTTGACTGTTTAATGTTTTAATTGGCACGTTATATATACTCTTGATTCCTTTATTGTTCATCATGGCTGCAAATAATCTATCATCAACTTTTTCGCAATCAACGTATGCAAACTTACCTTCGCTTGTCAACTCACTAACATAAGAATGGAAATTTGAAACAATGTGGTTTTGCGAAAACTCACATTCTTTACTGATTCCTGGTTGCGCTATTTCATGAGTGCAGCTAAATTTTTGTTGACTTCGCCCAGAGATATAGTAACCCCCATTATGAAACTGTAAAATATAAGCTCTATCAGCACCCATTTCTTTCATTAAGAAATCTAATGCAGCATATATATTTTCATTGTTTTGAGTTTCACTTAAAATAGGGTCTCTTTGCGTGATTTTTTTTGCACGTTTTGATATAATAACACTAGCTATTGTTGCTGAAGCTCCGATAATTGCAGAAATTACTAAATATATACCGTCCATGTTAATATATACACTATTTATTTTTCAATTTAGTTACAATGTATTTTAATATTTCACTCCTAAAAATGTCATGCTCATTGAACCTAAAGTTATGTATGCCTCGTTCTTTGCTTTCTTCATCGCTGAATAATTTAACCATATCAGAGAATCCGCTTTTACCGTTGATGTCGCTTTGCATCATATCTCCGCAAATAAAAAGTTTTGTGTTATCACCTATGCGGGTGATAAGCGTGACAAGCTCTTTAAATGTAAAATTCTGAGACTCATCCGCAACCACGATCTTGTTGATCCAACTAGCCCCTCTTAAGAAATTAATTGGCATAGCCTGGATTCTTCCAGATTTAATTAGGTCAGATTTTATTTGTGTAGTCTTGGGGAGCATTTCATCGAGCTTATCTTCAAGCGGTGCCATATACGGATTAAACTTTTCTTCTAAAGTCCCTGGCAGGGCCCCTAGCCCTTTATCAGCGCTTTCAATTGCTGTTCTTACATAAAGCAAGTCAAGGTCTTCGTCTTTTTGTAAATGTCTAAGCGCTGAATAAACAGCCATGTAAGTTTTTGTGGAACCAGCAGGTCCAGAAACAAACATTATTTTTGTGTTTTCATTGGATGCGATTTTCTGAAAGGTATTTTGTTTTTCGCTTAAATTTTTTCCTTTTACGGTTATTTTGGACTTGAATACGTTTTTAGCAATTTGATCAGCTTCTTCAGGTTTAATTTTTTTTCTTCCCATGATTCGTGTTAGGATTAATATTAATTATAAATACACAAACTTTAGTGTATAATATATATTATATGCCGAATTTATCAAAATACGATGTTTTAAATCTTTTGTCAAAGAAAATGCCTTTCTATGGGGCTACGCAATGGTTGAAAACACCGAATGAAGCTTTAGCTAATCAAGCGCCTTCAGACTTAATGAAAGACGGCGAAATAGAATTAGTATATAATCAACTTCAAAAAGAAATCAACGAGAAAAAGAAGAAAAAATGAGCCAGGATCTATCTCATTTAGATGAGCACAAAAGACCTTTAGCTCTTTTATGGGAAAATTTCAGGGCAAACGACTGCGTAAGAGAAGACGGACTTTTAAATTTGCCTGGATCAGCGAGTTTGACAAAAGAAATATTTGAAAATTTCTTTAGTGATTATCCTTCTCATCAATTAACTACTGAGGAAAAAAAAGGCATCATTTTATATTTTGCCCTTGGCAAATATACCAAAATTAATGGGATTATGGTTCGTTACCTAGACCCATTGTTAACAGAACCTAGCCCTGAAGAAGGATATACTGTGACAATTAGAGGCTGGAACCTTGACGGATCTGTTAACATAACAAATATATTCGTGCCCACCACGGTAGATTATGGAGGTGATGTTCAAGAAGACGGTAGGGTTGTAGTTGGTTACGATTACTACAGTTATAAAACTAAAAAAGTTAGAGAAATATGGGATACCCCATACTACCAATGGAGAACAGCAGACTTAATATATTCGATAGTATGGCTTTTCAATAACATGGCAGTTGATTTAACAACAGGTGAAACTTTACAAGTAGACCCGAATTATATTGTCTTTGACAAGTCAAAGTTTAACAGCCCAGAGCAGCAAGCGATGTGGGTCGATCTTGTTTCTGATGAATACACGTTTGTCGCCGGTCAAACCCAAGATCCAATTTATGACTATTCAATTCAAGCCATT